TGTGGAGTGCGTGTGAAGTATAGATGGATGTATTTATTTGGTGGAGGTTCATACTCTTTGCAACAATTGTTGTAGTAACAATTATATTCATGGCATGGAAATGGGGCAGTTACAGATAGGAGGAGATTATGGTAATCGGAAATATGTTAAGGGATAGAAATAACCAGTATGTGGCAACTAAAGATGAGACTACCCAAGCATGGAGGATATTGGATACCTGGCATGAGGATTTACGGATGATGGAACCAGATGCAGATATTCCTGATGATAGTCCAGCAGTTACTATATTAACTGAGGGTGCGTTTATCTCCCTAGTTAAAGAAGCTGCAAGAATGGGCGTATTACAGAATGCTGCGTTTACTGAACAGACTGAAATGGATAAAGAATTACTCGCAAAAGATATAGAACTTTTGGAAATGAGGGAAAAATTAGTACAATATGAAGAGGATATATTCACGTTAACGCAACGTCCAGATAGGTCAGAAAGTTATGCATTAAAGGAAATGGCTATGACCACCTTAGTAAAACTCACTACTATGGCAGATGTTCAAGCTTTAAGTAAGGATTAAATTATGAAATTATCTGAATACCTACCTGAAGTTCCTGCAATGGCTAACCAGATGTCGGAACTACATAATCAAATTAGTCAACTGGAGTTGATGAAATCGACTGGAGACACATCCCAATCTCCTATGATGGGATTAGACCATGTAGTTAACACCTGGGTACGCCATCAAATGGCGTATCGCCAGCAGCTTGTCATGGACTTACAAACCATTGCGATGTCGTTACAAGAAATCCGTTCTCCAATTAGCCATATTACAGGAGAGGTTTTTAGACGAGGGATAATTTTTAAACCTGTAGTAGAAAATCCTGATTGGGAACAACGAAAGAGGCTCCAAGACTTTTTGGATGACTGTAATGCCTTTGACCAGAGCCTAGAGGAAGTACTACGTCAATTCCATTTCGATATTAACTGTATAGATGATGGCTTTATTTATATAGCTAAAGAATATATAGATATGGGAGGTGAAGGCATTCAGTCTAAGGTTAAGGAAATACGTAGATTAAACCCAGCCTTAGTAGAATTTGATTTAGATATGGCGGGCTTACCTAAGAATGCCCATTTTATATGCCCTATCCATAGAGAACATGTATCTGACGTACCATCCACATGTAAGGATGCGAGTTGTAATAGAGATAAATGGCCTGTAATGTATAAGTATTATCATAGGAATCAACATATATATCTTTTTGATAATGAGATAATCCATCTATCTAAGTTCTCTCCATCTGAAACATATGGATGGAGTCCTATTCTTACTATCTTTGAAAAATCTTTATCCATCATTGGAATGGATAAAAATATATATAGGTACTTCTTTGAGAGAAAGATGCCAGCAAGTATGCTGATGGTCTTTACAGATGACCCTGAATCCTTGCGTAGGGAACGTGCCCATATAGCAGCACAGACTCGTATTGACCCTAACTTTGTCCCAATGGTAGCTGTATCTGCAAAGAATAATCGTGGCAGGGTAGATATGGTAAGAATGTTCCATACTCTTCAGGAGATGGACTATCTTCCAGTACGCCAAGAGATTCGGGAACGTATAGCTGCTATGTGGGGAGTAACTCCCGCATGGCAAGGTGCCCCTGAAGCTTTTGGAGGGTTGTCTACTCAGACACAACAGTTAGTAGTTATGAGTCGTGTAGTGGAAGGTGACCAACGTCTTTTCCATGACAAGGTTTTTCCACAATTGTTGAAAGCATTTGGAATAACAGATTGGCAAATTGAATTGCCTCAACCAGAAGAAAAAGCTGAGGCAACACGTATTTCCTTTGCTCAGCAACGTATTCAAGTTGCTTCCCAGTATGCTCAATTAGGATTTGAGGTTAGGTTGAAAGACCAAGACGTTCCTTTGGAAGACGCTGAGTTCGTTATTTCTGGGGAATATATACCAATGTCTAAGATTCAAAGTGAGCAGATGGAAGCTCAAACTGATGTTATGGGCGAGCAGGGTAAGATGATGGAAGAGCAAATGAAACAAATGAAAGACCAGGCAGAGCAGCAGAAGGAACAGATGGAAATGCAGCAGCAACAAGAGCAACAACAAGGTCAACAAGGACAGCAAGAACAACAAGGACAGGAGCAGCCACAAGCTCAAGAAGAACAGCCTGAAGCTGCACCAGGAGAAGCTGATGAAGATGGTGAAGAAGGACAGCGACAACCACCTCAGGAAGAAGAGCAGGAAAGTGAGCCTATTCAAGCTATGCTTATGAAAACTATTCCCAGGTCGCAAAGGAAATTCAAAGGGCGAACTGGGGGAGTCACTCCCGATTGGACAATGAAGCTTCCTGGGGAAGAACGAAATATTGATGATTACGCTGAAGCAAGAAGGAAGGCTAATCCATTAACCCTAATGCAGGGGTCTATGACATGGGTACAAGGGCTTATGCAGAAAGGATATACTTCACCCAATATTAGGGAAGTATCTACTGATGGGAAACGAATGTGGTTTTCTCAAGATGGGATTGATTATGTAGCTAATCTAAATGGAAGTGGGGTAGCCCACATAGAAAAGGCTGTGTTCGACTCAATTAACACAACTACACCTGGTATGAACTATAATCCTACCGATAATCAAGAGAAGCATAAGCAGCGTAAGCAACAGCTTGTGAATGACCAGTACCCTAAAGAATTTCTCCATAATGATGATGATGGGGGGCCTTAAATGCCTATTACACGACGAGGTGGGAAATACTATTGGGGAAGCAAAGGCCCATTTGCTTCCCGTAAGAAAGCAGAGGAAGTAGCCAGGGCTGCTCATGCTAGTGGGTATCAAGAGGATACTATGGCTACAGTAACTGGTACTACTGCTGGAGGAGCTACTATGAGAAGCAGTCTTCAGAAAGAAAATGGAGGCAATTCTAGTGGGGCGGCAACAGTTTTTACTGTTGATACTTCTGGATATAATGAAACCTATAATGAACGTGACCCTGATAATAAGAATAGGAAGAAGAAATCTGGTATTGATAGGGCATATACATTCTTGGTAGATGGGACACCCACTCTTAAAAGTCTGGATGCCTTTATGGAAAAGGTTGCTGGTACTCAGTCTGCCGATAATTTGGAAAGCAAAAATAGAATGAATAATCCTAGGCGATTAGATTGGCGTAAGATTAAAAAGGGGCCTTACCCAAAGGAGGGTAATATGAATGCGAATAGAGTACCGTCTGAAGAAGACCCTTCACATGCAAATCAACCTATACCTAGAAAAAAACCTAGGGAATATGGTGTATATATGAATGAAAACCAGAAAAAGTTAGTGGTTAATGCTGATAAAGGGAACCCAAATCTTAAGCAGCCAGATGAACATAAGATAGCTCAACAAAAAGATATGGAGGAACGTGCAAAAGTGTGGGATAAGGAACGGAAAAAGAGGGGCGGTGACCAAGAAGGCCCACCCTTAGAACAAGGTGCGGCTGCTGCACAGGATTTACATATGATGGAGAAAGGATTTGCTGGAGGATATTATCCAGATGCTTTATCCCGTGGTGGCCCTAAAGATAAGATAGGTCGAAGGGACGATGAGAAAGAAGCTGAAGAAGAAGATATAGAAAACGTAAAAGCTTATTTAAAAGCAGAGATGCCATCTTTATATAAGATGCTTGATTTTTCAGATGTGCCCTAAATGTGGGGGTGATTTATATTTAAATAGTGATAAAGATTTAAGCTGTAGAATGTGTGGCAAAGTTATAGTTTTGACGATAAGGAGAGAATATGATTCCAAAAGAGGCAAAATTAGAGATAATAAGAAAAAGGCAAGAAGGGGAGAGTTGGACAGCAATAGCGGTATGGGTGGGGGAAACGTATGGAATAAAGGCACACAGAAGTACTATACGAAGATGGTACGACAAAGAGGGTTGTCAGGAAAGCGAGGTAGATAAGACAGACATAGAACAAATTAAAATAGATAAAAAATTAAATACTTACAAGACTGAAGCAGCACACTATAAAAAGCTTTATGAACAAATGATTGCTGAAAGTTCTTATGAAGATTTATTTATTAATACGATTAAAGAACTAACTCCTGCCTTTAAGAACTTGGAATTAATCCAACCCCTTCAATTTCAACAAGGGTTCAAGCGGGGGAGCCATTCACAAAGCGTAATGGCCCCACTAGCCGATACTCACATAGGAGATAATGTAGACTACAATCAAATGGCGGGATTGAATAGCTATGATATAGAAATATTTAATCAACGCTTATATGGGTGGGCTACTCAAGTATTAGCCTTAGTAGAATATAGGAGAAGTTTCACCGATATACCTGAACTAGTTGTACCTCTGCTAGGAGATATGGTGAGCGGAGATATTCATGAGGAACTAGCTACTACTAATTTAGATACGTGTATGGGGCAGATGATACGTGGTGCTAATTTAATAGCACAAGCGTTAATGTTTCTAGCTCCGCATTTTGAAATAGTAAGGGTTCCGTGCGTAGTAGGAAATCATGGGAGGTTAACAAAAAAGATACCATCTAAGAATAAATACATAAATTGGGATTACATGATGTATCAGTGGATAGCAGCTTTCTGTAGTAA